TCAAATGCAGTTATGGTTGCAGATGTTGGGAATGATGATAGTTGACCACCTTCTACACGACAGTCATCTAGTTCCATGAATGTTGCGGTAGAATCAAATACAGTTAAGTATGATGATGTTCCTGCTTGCCATCCTCTGTTAATTTTAAATGCTGCTTCAGAACCATTACTATCAAATGATAAGAATGGTTTGCTATCCATTTGTGTTACATAATCTTGCTGCAAGACATCCATTCTAGCAAATGCAGGAGATGTGTTAGAAATACTTGCTACTTTGAATGAGACATCATTTGCAGGAGTTACTCCACCAAGGTCACTTCCATTGATAAAGATAGTTTCATCAACTTCATATCCTGTGCCTCCACTTGCAATCGCAACAGAAGTTACGTTACCAGATCCATCTATTACAACATTAAATGTTGCTCCTGTACCTTCAATTGTTGATGTGCTTGAGACTGCATTGAATGTAGTTGATGCTGTATATGCTCCGCTGCTTGAGTTTACAGTTCCAATACTAGCGATTGTACCTTGAACACCTACATTCCTTAGTCTAAGACCATCTGTAATTTCTAAATCTTTTTGTGATCTAATTTTTGCAATAGATGCATCAGATGCTTTGAAATCAACTGTATTTTGTCCAATGATTGTTCCGTTGATATTCAATACTCCATTGACATCAATTATTCTAGTTGTTTTAAGAGTAAATCTATCTTTGTCTATTGATAGAGAATTTAATCCTGCATTATAAAACTCAAATGTATCTTCGTCGGCACTCGGTGCAGACTCAGTTAATATGTAAGTATCTTGGTCAACGTCACGAACACCACCAAGAGAAACAAAGTCACTTCCGTTAAAACCTTCAAACTGTAACTGTGTAGAGTTGAATCTAATAGCACCTGTAATACGGTCTAATGCAACAGGACGTTCGTTTGTAGTTCCTGATGGAATTACAAGAGATCCAGTAGAGTCACACAATACACTTGATCCTGCTGATGGTTTTATTACAACACCTTGACCATCAATATCTGATACAGTTACTGTTCTTCCGCTTCCACCACCCGCTGCGGTAATTAGGATGTTATCTCCAACCTTATAGTTTTGTCCTTTATCAACTATAGTTACAGCACTGAAATCTCCACCAGAAACAGTAACTGTTAGAGTCAATCCTGTTCCAATTCCAGATGTGGTTGTTGCAGTTCCTGTATATGTTCCATCAGTATATCCAGATCCAGATCCTGTAACTGCTACTGCTACAACTTCACCAAACGCTCTGACTGCAGTTGAAGAGTTGTTACTTACAACATTTTGTCTGATTCTTAATTTTCCTGCATCTAAGTTTCCTAAGAATGTAGCAGTTCCTGTTCCAGAGTCAATTGATACAACATCAGATGTTCCATCAGTAATCTTGAAGTCAACATTTGTTCCACCTTTAAATACAAAGTTACCCTCACCTTTAGTATCGAAATTAAGTGGAACGCTAATATCAGTTCCATCAGTTCCAATAGTGTTTGTAGCATCAACAAAAACATTTTGTGCTGTCAACCCTAATGTCATCTTATTGGTAGATGTGTCTACCTTAAAGAATGGGTTTAAATTACCTACAGTAGAATCTACCTGTAAGTTTGTGAAATCAAACCCAGTATTTCCTATTCTACCTGTTTCAACTCCTGCAACTGTAATACCAATCTTATCTGCATCTTGTCTGAATAAACCAGTTTGAACTGAGTTTTGGAATGTTAATGTTGGTGCAACTGCAGTTCCGTCATCTAACTTAGCAGTTAATTGTTCTATATTACTTGGAGCACCAGTGATGTCAGCACCACCATTACCTGTAATCTTACCAGTAAATTGAGAAGTGCTTCCTATAGTTAATGTTCCAGTTGCATTTATGTTGTTAGAAACCGAAACTCCACTACCTGTAAACACACCGTTAGCAGCAATGTTCCAGTTAGTAGCAGTTATATTACCATTAGGGTTTTGAACTAACTGACCAGTTGATCCTCCTGTCTCCCCTAAAGTTAAAATACCACTTTGAGAACATTCGATAGATTTTGCACTTACTATAGTATCTAAATTAACAACTAATCCAGAACCTACTGGATCTCCTACTCCACCAATATCTCCTAATATTAATGTATCAGTTGCCTCAAATGCAGCACCACCATTAGTTACTGTTGCTCCTGTAGCAAAACCAACGTTACTTACAGTGTATTGGAAACCAGATCCACCACCACTACCAACTGTTGTGTCATCTACAGAGAGAACATCGCCTATAACATAACCAGAACCACCAAGAGATATGTCAGTTACACTAGAAATACCTGTGCTTTCTGATGATAACTGATACGCAAACCCACTACCACCATTTGATCCAACGTCTGCATCATCAATAAAGAAGGTTTGACCTACTGCATAGTTACCAGTATTAGATGATTGACTTAATATTTCTGCACTTGTTACTTGTCCACCAGTTACCACAGTGGTCAATGTCATTCCTAATCCAGACTGTCCTGCTGCACCAGTAGTAAAGTTAAATACACCTGGCTCACTCATGTTACGTCCATGAGCAACACATTGATATGCAGATGATGTGGTTGTTGCTGATACTGACTGACAAGTTACTTCCCAATATGATCCTGCTGTTCCTAATGTTCCACTCTGTCTTACTGTAACGTTCGTTACACCTTGATCTAAAGCTAATTGATGACCAACATTACTTGCATCACTAGTGTCAAACTGGTAAGTATTGTTATCAATAAATGTGAGAGAGGGTGCTTCTACACCATCTATAATATACCTATTAATTCCTGTTGTTACAATATCAAGAGTTGCACTTGCACCAGAAGATCCACCACTAATTGTATCTGTTTGAGAATCTTGAAATGTTCCAGAGGTTCCTGTAACGTAAATAAATTGTGTAGTTCCATCATCGCTTGTTCCAGCTCTTGTAACTGTTGCTGTTGCACCTGATACACTACCTGTAATAGTTTCACCGTTTGTGAATGTTCCAGATTGTGATGATACAACCAACTTATCTCTTTGAACAACAGTAACAACATAGGTTGTGGTTGGGGGGTTTCTTAACTCTACGCCCGCTGTAGTTCCATCTGCATATCCAGATCCTGCATTAGTAATAGTTCCCGCAAATCCTGCAACCGTGAATGTAGCAGTGGCGTTGACTGTTGGGTTTCCACCTGTAAAAGCAACGTTTGCATATGTTCCCGCAGCATATCCAGATCCTGCAGTAGTAATTGTTCCAGTAATAGACTGGATATCAATAGATAGCGTAGCACCTGTTCCTGCACCACCTACAATTGTAAGGGTAGGAGCACTTGTATAGTTTTCACCAACGTTATCAATGGATATTGATGCGAGTCTACCAGTCTTTTCATCAAGGACTGTTGACAGTGTAGCATCAGTTGTAGCATCTCCTGTAGATACGCTTACAGTTGGATTGTTTCTATATCCTAAACCAACACCAGTTAAGGTAGCAGTTTCGAGTGGGAATCCAACCACTGCAGTTCCTGCACCACCAGATCCAGTTGTATCCTGAGTGTCATTTGTAATCGTTACAGTTGGCACTGTAGCAGCAGTGTATGTGCCAGGTGTTGTTATCTGAATTTCTTGAATAGAACGTCCTGTGATAACACTAATTTGTCCTCCTACACCAGGTCCAGAATCTGCAAGAACTGCATTTGCTGATACGCCATATCCACTACCGTCATTAGTAATTGTAACACCATCAACTACACCACCTGTTTGGGATACAGTTGCAGTGGCAGTAGCACCTTGGAAGAATTGTGATCCAGATCCTGCAGATGTCAAAGACTCTGCTGTCCCTGCATTAGCGTTTGATAAAGAAGAAGCAACTTTAATATTGTTAGCATCAACATAAATTGCATAGTATGTTGTGCCACTTGTGAGTCCACCAACTGCTACTGCAGTTGCATCAAGAGTAGTAGCATCATATGTCATCTCATCGCCAGTCTCAAATGTATGATTGTCGATGTTAATGCTATTAGCAGTTGTATCTACAACAGTGCTTCCACCTGTAAAACTTTGTTGTGGAGGTGCATCAAATGTTAGTGTAGGTCCTGTATAACCAGATCCACCATTTACAACATCTACAGATAAAATTTTACCCGCATTACCTAAGTTTGCTGTTGCAGCACCGTTACCAGATCCACTGAATGCCACTGAGGGTGGAACGGTATAACTGCCACCTCTATTTGTTAGAGTAACAGTTTTTAGTCCACCTTCTGCATTAAGAGTACAAGTTGCAGTTGCTATCTGGAATGGATTACTTGTTACATCTACCTGTTGAGCACCGCCAGGATATCCTGATCCTGCAGATTGAATAGAAACAGTTCCAATACCATTTTTGTAGATAACGAGTGATCTAGTAGAGAAACAAGATGCTTCTGAAGAACCAAACAAGGTTGCATCACTAAATCCAGTAATATTAAGAGTTCCTTGAACAACACTACCGAAAGCAACTGACTTATTGACATCAAAATAAACTGCTTCTTTAACGATTGTTTCAGCGTTAACAACAAAGTCTTCTGCACCAGAAGGGTCAACGATTACCTGACCTGTAGTAGATGTAATGCTGTTTCCTGCAATTCTTAAGTTACCAGTCTCAATGTATGCAGGGAATATATTAGTTGTTCCAGTTGCATCACTTAATGTGATGTTTGCAGCTGACTGAGCTGTTGATGTTGCAGCAAAAGATACGTTACCAGTTTCTTGGTCTACAGAAAATGCATCACCAACACGGAAGTCACCGTCTTGGTCAGTAGAAGAAAATAGAACTTTACCACTATTAAGTTCTTCTACCTCATTATTCTGTACAGCAAGAGATGGGTCATTAGTATAGTCAGACTGTGAACCAACATAACCAAAGTTATGTGCAGTCAATATAAGTTTTACACCAGAACCGTCTGCTTGAACACCCTTTTGTCCATATACACATGCAGATGCTACAGAACGTAATTCAGCACCAAATGCTGAGTAGTCAGCAGTGATAACAGATGTAGCAGAATCACCACCGCTAGATCTAATATCAGATGTTCCACCAGAGGCGTCTGTAAAGGTCGTAGAAGCGTCTGTGCCATTCGCATGGAGCAATAGCACTGTATTGTTATCTGAACCGTATTCGCTTGTTGTAGGAGTAAATCCTGCAGTGAAACGAGCAGATGCTTTACTAATTCTTACTTCGTCAACATGTCCGTTAAATGCTTCTACAGGAGATGCAGCGTAGTTAGATCCTATGACAACAGGTTTTGTAGTTCCATAGTCATTACTATCTGTGTAAGTTCCTAACTCAGTTCCATCTAAGAATAGTTTTGTAGTTCCTCCCTGTCTTGCTACTGCAACATGATACCAAGTTCCAGTTGCCAAAGTTCCACCATTAATCTGTGATGTATTTCCTACTGCGTAATGTAATGCGGTTCCATTAAGATACATTGTAGGTGCTGTATCTGTAGCAGATGCATTTCTAAGGTCAAATATTCTTTGTGTGCCAGTTACACTGTTAGGTCTTATGAATGCTTCTAAACACCAGTTTGCTGTTCCAAATCCAAAGTCTTGATCATCAGGAACTTTTACGTTATCTTCAGTTCCGTCTAATAATATGGATGCTGTTCCAAACTTCTTTTGTGCTGTATCTAATTGTGAGTCACCAAATCTACTTAAAGTTTTCTTAGGTTTGGTTGTTGTTACAAACTCTCCAGTTCCTTTACCAGTGATGAATACATATGTACCATCGTTGCTTGAGACTACACCTCGTGCAACTGCTTTCTTATAAGTGACATTACCTGATGTTGTTCCAGATGCAGAACTATCTGTATATGTAACTGTGTCATTATCTACCTTCGTAACTTGATAAAAATTATCTGTCCCTGCACCACTAATATGATCTGCATAGATGTAATCGTTGCTTAGTAAACCATGTGCAGTTCTTGTTAGAGTTATTGTAGTTCCTGCTCTAGCATATGAACCTGACTGGAATCCATCTTCTAATTGATATGATATCTCACTAGTATTGAATGTTCCACTAACTCCACCTAGTTTTAATCTTGTGCTACCTGTTCCAGATTTACCAGTTGCACCTTGAACACCTTGAATACCTATAGATGCAAAATAGTTGAAGCAATTCAACCACTCTACACGCATACCATTGGTAACTTTTAGACCAACCTGATTAGGTGTGATGAATGTACACTCATTGAATAGAACTGAACCATGCTGTGATGCAGATGCAATGTTTGCACCATCTAGTAAAGCACCACGTCCTGCATCTCCTTGTGCATATCCATAAGGGTCTGAACCAGATACTACACTACCTTTTGTTGTAACTGTAATTCTCTCAACATAAGGACTCTGTGTAGAGTTCATGTTTGATACTACAACAAAAGCATATCCTTTATCGTTGCCACTATCGTAGAAAAAATCTTTAATTGTTAAGTCTGAGATATGTGCATCACCAGACAATATAAATGCGTTATTATTATTTGTAACAGAAGTTGGTTTTACAGATGTAGATCTTAAGTTGGTTCCACGCAATGTAACACCATCAGGTATAGTCATTGGGAAGACTTCCTGATATTCGCCAGGTGCAACCATGATTGTGTCACCTGATGTGGCAGTTGTAAGTGCCTTTGTAATTGTAAGAAATGGTGTATCTGGATGCAGTCCTGCATTACCACCATTTGCAAGAGTTGAAGTATCTGAACCTACTGTAGCAACGTAATAAGTATTTCCCTGACCATTCGTGATGTCAGTAGACAGCATATTAGTCACCACCTCACCTGTGTTAGGTTTCTGGTTAGCGACCTCTATTATATTTGATCCGTTTCTAGCGTATAATTTTCTATCCGCTATATTAAGAGCAACTTCTCCGTCTTCTAAATTAGAAGTCGTCGGGACTGCTGCTGCTGTCGTCGATCTCTTTAGTTTGATTCTCGTTGCCATCTAAATCATTCTCAGATTGTTGTTCAGCTTTCATACTATTTAACTGAGTTTGTAAGTCTTGGATTTGTGCCTCCATCATTACATTTATCAGTGTCAATTCAGAAATTTTCTTTTGTAATGTAGAAATAACAATTTGTGCGTTCATGTTTTAAAAAGTTCCACCGTCGATTGTGTCAGTCCATACAGGAACCCCTGTTGCAGTTACTGTAAGCACTTGGCGTGATGTATTAATATCAGATCCTGTGCCAGGACTTGCTATGTTTGCTGCTGCAGTCACTTGCATTGGACTAGTACCATTACCATAAACGATACCATTTGTAGTCCATGTGCTTGCACCAGTACCACCATACTGAACCTCAAGATCAGTATCTAATTCTAGGTCACCTAGTACAACTGTACCGCGGTTACCTGTAACACCGAATACGGTGTTAGTATCTGTTGCATTTTCAATAAATGTCCATGCACCAGCTCCGTCAGCACCACCTGTACGGTCATAACCAAAGAAACCAAACTGATTAGTTCCAGATGCGTTGTAGTGAACCTTAACACCACGATCTAATTGATCATCAGCACCACTTACTGTAACAAGAACAGAACCAGCTGCCATTGTCTGAGATAAGTTATTGCTTAAAGTAACTGCCTTAGTTCCAGTATTGATAGAGTTAATAACTGTACTGTTAGGAATACCAGTTACTGAAGAAGTAACTGCGTCACCAACTTGTAGTTGATCTATAGCATCTACAACTACTACTGCCTGACCACCAGCTGCTTCTGCAGTCAGTGTAACAGGAGTTGTTGGATCTCCTAATTCAATTGTAGGATCATTAACTGACATTGAAGCAGAGTTCACTGTAGTTGTAGTTCCATCAATCTGTAGGTCACCTTTGATAACAACAAGACCACCTGCATCAGTTGTAGGATCGGGGTCAATTATCAATTCTTGAACAGAGTTGATAGTAGATAGTGTATTACCATCTAACTTAAGGTTATCAATCTGAATATCACCAGTCTGAGCTGTGCTACCAGAGATAGTTGTAGTTCCATTGAAAGTTACACCATTCTGGAAAGTAGTTGTTGCATTGACTGTTAGAGAGTCTCCAGCTGCTGTTCCAATTGTAGTGTTGTCATCTACATTCAAGTCTTTGATGTATGCAGTTGCAGCAACACCGATACCACCCGCAACTGTAAATGCTGCTGTAGCAACGTTAGAAGCGTCTGTGGTGTCTGCAATATTAACTTGGACACCAGTGCCATAGTTCCAGTCTGCACCCTCTACTTGAATCTTGTCAGAAGTTGTCTCGTCATATCTGATAGAAGCATCCTTTGCGTTACCAAAGTTTAGTTTCATATCATCAGCGATACGCAAGTCGGGGGTTCCTGCTACTCGCTTGATGTCTAAAACTGC